CTGCCCACTGCGTCAGCCCGGCGGTGACCGCCACGCGCGCATAGCTGCCGCCGGTGACTTCGGTGCCGGCGGTGGAATCCGTCGGGCAGGTGGTATATAGCGCCACGTACCAGGTAGCCGGCGTGCCGATAGCCTGCGCCCGGATCAGCGCGTCAACGACCTTGTTTTCTGCGTAGTCGGTGAGGGCTGCGGCATGGGTGGTAATGGCTGCTAAAGCAAAAACAAATCCTACGAACGCATTACGAATGAACTTCTTCATGGAGTTTCTCCTCATTGTTATTATTATTATTATTATTATTACCAGCGCATCCACGCGCCGGCGCCTACGAAATAGTCAGGCTGGACTGGCCCGATCAGGGGCTGGTCAATTGACCCGACCACCCCAAAATGAAGTGCCTTGGCCTGAAAGACACCTTGCTTGCCTTCAAGCCTTACGGCGGGTACGCCGTTCTTGACCCCCGCATACATACCAATTTCGCCCTGGCTATCCCAAGCAACCCATGGTAGCGGGTCGCGTTTGACGAATGTCTCCGTCTCCCCCGTCTCCGTATTGAGCGTGGAGGTCACCGTCTGCGGGTGGTCATCCGCCCGGATCTGGCTGGACGCTAAGACGACTTTCGCGGCGTCTACAACGACCCCTTCGGGCAACCTGAGACCCTTCTTGATCTTGGCTCCGCCCTTATACGCCCTGACAGGGACTTTCAGCGCTATGGGCTCTTTATCCACCCCCCTCACTTCTGGAGCCGGCATCGCCGGCACAGTCAGATTCACCGGCGGCAGGGGGTCAGCCCGATGAAACGAGTTAATCCAACCGATAGTCGCAAACATGACAGCAAGTGTTGCTGGTACGGCCACCCACGCGTACCTCTCCCATCGGCGTTTAACCTCGGCAAACAATGCGGTCCGTGGTTTGCTCATGCGAACTCCCATATAAACGCTTGGCTGATATTAGTCTTATTTTGTATTTATGTCTATACCCAAACAAAACCCCGCCGAAGCGGGGTTTTGTGTCTTGCTTTCGCAGATTACGCGAAGACCAGGGTATCGTACGCGTCGTCAAACAGACGGTAGGCGATTTCGCCAAAGTCGACCCGCAGTCCCTCTGCCCGGCGCAGCACGAACTGTTCGACAGCCTGGTAGGAGATCGTGCTGGACGACACACGATGGATACCATAGCGGGAGTCGAAGCCCATGATGGTATTGGCAGGCCAGTTCACGTCGTCGGTGATGAACACCTTGACATTGGACTTCCAGGTTGGGTTGCCCACCTGCAACACGGAGTCAATACGAACCGAGTTAGGATTATCCGTGACGTTGGTTGGCTTGCCTACGCGGTTTTCGATGGCCAGCGCGCCGTTAATATCGGTCACGACCCAGTCAATCACGCGTTTCTTGCTGTTGCGGTACAGCCACTTCATCCAGCACTTGTGGGTGAAGGTAGCGGCGGACGTAGCCGCGGCGTCAAGGGTGGAGGAGTTGACGGTATAGCCAAGTGAGGATAGTGATGCCATCCCGACATCCGCGTCACCCTGCAACAGCGCCAGGAAGTATTCGTCAGCCCGGACGGAGCGCTCCACTGCGACTTGGCGAGCCATGGCGAGTGAGACGAGATCAAGAGTTGTGGCTGCCTTGGCTTGGTCCGAGATTTCCATCCCGAGTGCCAGCGTTGGGATGGTGCGGCTGACCGATGCCACGGTGATGCTGAGCATCGAAATCGGAGCAGCCAACTGAGCGATCGCACGGGAGCGGGCGCCGGTCGGATTGGTATAGTTCAGCAACGGACGCTCGAACTTGTCGCCTTGGATCACGTCTTCGATGGCCACCAGGCTATCGAAAGCGTCTGCGTTCATGTTCAGGTCAGCTACCAGACGATCTTCAACCGCGGTCAGGATGGCGGAAGGGAACAAGGTGCGCAGAGCGGCACTGGCGAAGTCGCTGGACTTGGTGAGAACGCCGGCAGACATATCCGGGCGGCCACTCATGATATCCGCCATGCGGGTGGACGGCAGGCCAAACTCACGATTCGGACGAATCACGATACCCTCAGATGCCAGCATCTGATGGTACACAGACCCATACTTGGTCGCGTCGGTGTCGTGTTGTTTATTCACGAACTGTTCAAACGACAGACCGGCATCGGCAGCAGCCAGATACCAGGAAACATCCGGCGTTACTTGTTGGATCGCCCCTTGGGCGTCACGTATTGCAGCCATTATTGTTCTCCTTGTATTTGGCTGTTAGTTGGTCACACGTTCGATCACGCCGGCGGTGCCCACTGCACCAGTACCTGCAGACCCGAGGGATACGACGCGCCAGGCGAAGGTGAGGTTCTTTTGTGCGTCAGCAACCTTCACCAGACCGGCGTTGACAGTCGCAACCAGGTTGTCTGCCAACACCACGGCGGCACCCGGCTGATTGGTGGCCTTGCACACCTTCAACGCGGCGGCGAGGGCGGTACCCTTGGCAACCACGGTACCGGTAACAACGTAATCGCCGACAGCAATCACCCCAGTACCCGGAGTCGCTTGCAGACCGTCGAACGTGACATTCTTGAAGCCTTCGTTGATGACGGAACCGATTGAGTAGCCGTCCTGAGTGGGGGTTTCCACCGCGGCAACGTAGGCTTCGATTGCGTCGCCTGCAGCACACAGGTCGAAGCGACTTTCCGCTACCAGCTTCACCGCCTTGCCCGCTTCGGCAACGGTAACGTTATTCGCCGCGCCTGTACCGGCGCCCAGCCGAACGGTGTTAGCCGCTGCGTTGATGCCTACCGTTTCTTGAATCGAAAACTTGGCCATTTCTTGTTCTCCTTATTATTTGACTTTTTTCGCAGTGGGTGCGCCGAACGAGGCAATCAAGGCCTTCAACTCTGGACTTTGCTCCACAGATGCCGACCCTTCTTCAGCAGCGGCCACTGCGGCGACTCCGCCTGCCTTGAATTTGGTTTGAAAGAGATCAGAAACACGCTTGTGCTCGGCGAGGACGGCTACGGCAGTCAGGCCATCAGCAATCGCGGAGCCGCCCAACGCCACCTGCATGTTACTCAGAGACGTAGAGGCAATCGCAATCAAACCCTCAAAATTAGCCTCCTGATCCGCAACCTTCGTCTGGAGCCCGGCAAGGGTGATGTTGGCCTGTAGTATCTCCGCATCCTTATCCTTGATTTGAGATTGAAGGAATGCAACGACCGATGATTCGGTCTTTTCCTGAATTTTTGTCACTTCTCCAGCCGCGGCCGCACCATCTTCAGGGGTATCCGCAGCTTCGGCTGCCGCAGCAAGTGTCGCCGCTTCGGCCGCCGCGGCCTCAGCCGCCAGGGCTACAGCGTCTGCATCAGCCGAGGCGTGCACGGCCACGCCAGAGGCGAGGGCGGCGATTTCTTGCTGGGTCAAATTCTTCTTTGCCATTTGAGATGCTCCATAACTAGAGTTTCGCGAAGTCTGACTGTAATGAGAAGCATTGTCAAGTGCCTTTTTTTCCAAACCAGACATAAGTGTGCCGAAAGATGTAATACCGTCCACCAAACCAGCCGCTAAAGCCTGCGCCCCGAAGAACTCCCGACCTTGTGCCATGTTTTGGTCCACGTAGTCGTAAGGCTGATTGCGTGCCCCCGCGACATGCTGGACAAACACCTTGTAAGCCTCGTCAAGGGACGCCTGAATCTGTGCCTTCGCTTCCTCTGTCAACGGTTCAACGGAATTGGCAAGCGCCTTATACTTCCCGGCCCGCATGACCGTCGCCTTGACCCCGTCGGCCTTGAGTTGCTCACTGTAGTCCATGTGTGTGGCGATGATGCCGATCGAACCCACTTCGGACACGCTGGATGCGAACACGCCCCCCGCCGAACAACCCAGCCAGTACGCGGCCGAGCACATCTTGCCGTCGGTATAAGCCACCACCGGCTTGATGTTATCGTTAATCAGCGTGACCAGCGCACCCGTGTCGGATAGCCCGTTCACGGGGCCTCCGCCAGAATTGATGTTCAGTACGATGTCCGTGACATCCGGATGCTCTGCCGCTGCCACCAATGCTTCCTGAATGGCGCTGTATGACGCCGCACCCATGAGGCGCGTCCAGAAAGAATCCTGATTCGTCATGGGTCCCGCGATATTGATCACCCCGATACTTCCCTGCACGTCCAGCAGGTACGGAGTATCTTCTTCGCCACCCTCATTCACGTCGCCCGCCTTCATCTCGGCGCCGCGCGCTTCCATTTCCAGGCATACTTGCAGAGACGCTTCCGTCCCTGCCCACCCGCCATCAATTATTTTATGTTTTGCCATATCATTGCTCCTGTTGGCCTTTTACCTTCCACCTGGATTCGTCCTGTGCCAACCTCAGCTCAAGTTGGTGAATCCGCTCCGTCAGCGCCGCAATCTCCGCTGTTTGTGTTTGAATCAAGTTGTTCTTAGCTGTCAGTGCATCCGAGAGTGCCTCATTCTTCTTGAGTGTCTGNCGGAGTTGCTCTTCCCTCTCCTCAAGTTTTTGATCCAGGCTCTTCGCCATGCTTTCGTATCTGTTCAACGCCTCCTCGAGATGCGCCACCCGAACCTCCATCCCCGCGTATTCCTTGATAATTGTATTACGCTCGTTGTAGGCTTGATTCAGCGCCTTGCTGTTAACCTGTAATTGCTCTGCCAGATTTGTATAAAACGTCGCCTGCGCCTCGTTCACGACCGCGCCGACCCGATTCTCCGACCACGTCTTGAAAATTTTCAGGAGTGGCATGGCCGCAATAATCACAAGTGTCATGACCCCTGCCACGCCGTACCAGAAATCTGGAGTCATCTCAGCCTTCCCTTGCTTGGTGCAAATCAATCACGGAGGCTTTAGCTCCACCCTTTGTATTACTCCCCCTCGCACCGCCCGCTGGCGCGCTGGACTTCAAATTCTGGTTCAACGTCGACCCGTCGTTACTCGGCGGGGCATTCCCGTTCGCATTGGGGTCAGCTTTCTTGGCCGCGAACATCGTGCCCATCAGGGGTGCCATCCCGGACGGCGGCAACTTGCCCGTCAGGGTAAGGCATGCTTCCTCATCAGTAATCAGACCAAGGCTCAACTGCTCCAGCACCCGCGATTGCTTCAGTGCCTTGAAGGATTCAAGCTCCGTCTCCGGGCGCAGGTCTATCGGGTCGTATTTGAATTCCACCACCACGTCGTAGCCAAACAATCGCACGGACAAGGTGAAGATGCGGCTAAACATTTCATTGAGTTTGGCCTGCACGGCGCCCGCGGCCGACTTGACGAACAGCATGGATTCAGTGGAAGCGACATTGGAGGAGCCGACGCCGTGGCCGAGGATGGCCGGCAACGTCTTGGCACCGGTGGCCAGCTTTGAATTGACCATGTCCTGCAGGGTTTGCCACTCGCTGGACAGGCTGGTGTTGCCGTTGGTCTCGCGCTCGATCGTCATGAAGTCGAAATAGACCAACGCCTCATTGACGCCAATCGTGTTGACCTTGGCCGTAATGTCCGCCACGACTTGATTCATCCAGGCCGTCAGCTTTTCCTGATCGTGTATAGCTTCCGGCGGTACCTGCGCCTGCAACTTTGCCCAGTCAATCTTGACGTGCTGGCGCGGATGTACCGCCCGCTTCACCACGCGCCACAGGTCCTGCATGAAATCCTCGGCGAATAGCGTGGGCTTCAGTGCCGGCTCAAGTGGTGAAGACGCGTAGGCCGTCAGCAGATCCTGGTCCAGCGACACGTAGAAGAAGGTTGGAATGTCCAGATCAATCTTGGCTCCAGCCAGCCATTGTTGAGGCTTGAGATCGTTGCCGTCCGGGACAAATTTGATCTGTCCGACGTGAATAGGTTGAATCCGCCATGGCAGTTTGGTCTTGTCCAGCACCAGCTCGGACGACATGGCGCCATACAGCAAGCCCTCCTTACCCAGTGATTCCGCCACGCTGCGCAACGAATATGCGCCGCCAAAGCCGTCCGCATACGTGGGCAGAACGTCCATGCGCATGATAATTTGTTGCAGCAGATTGGTTGCTTCCGGATTAAAGGTATTGTCCGGATTCTTGGCCACGGCCGTATACCCCCCGGTGATCGCCGTTCTCAGATACGCAAAAATGGCGGCCGCAAGATCCGGGCTCGCTGCGGCGAAATCCCGCATGGTCTGTGCGGTCGTCGCACCGGTGCGGTAGGTCGTAATATCCGTCGAGGCCAGTCGCCGATCGGTCTGTGGCAGTGGAAATGACGCCTGGCGCGCGGTGGTCAGATAGGACGCAAAGGCTGCGGCCTTTGATGTAGCCTTGGGCGTGGCTTGTGGAGGTAACTGCACACTCCCCGTCTTGCCTGATGGGGTAGCTTTGGCCTCAATTGCTGGCGCTTCGGAAAAAGCGTTAGCCCCGGTATAGGAAGCCCCGTGGCCAACCAAGCCCCTCAGAAACGCACCCGTCTTCTCGAGCATGGGAACATGCCTCTTATTGTTTTTCGCGAGTCTACCTCATGCACTTGCATTGTGTCCAGATATTAAATAATGTCACTACAGTATCACTATTGCCAGAACATGCCCTGAGCCTCCGTCAATGTTAGCCGCCCAACACACAGCAGCCTGCAAACGGCACGCTCCATAACGTCCTTGCGGTAGCTTTCAGCCTTGGGTTGAAGTTGCAGATTGCCGTAGTCGGTCGTACTGCCTCCCACACAGATCGGTGCCGTATGGTCTGCAATCAAACCGGACTCCGCACCCACCCGAGCTTTCCACTTCTGGATATAGCGGGCGCTGGGGCGCGCAGCGCCCACCCACACGGAATCACACACCGTCGTTTTCAGGTTTTCCTGCGTCACCTCCGGATTGAATACCGCCGCCTGAGCAGCCGCACACACAAACCACAAAACCAACATCACGTATCTCATACCTGTCTCCCTGAAGGTTACCCTTGACCACCGAACATAGTCCGATCCCACCCACTGGGAGCCGGCGCCAGCTTTATCTTCTGCATCAGGAAGGGCAGCATCAACGCATTATTTGACACGCCAAGCATCTGTGACGCCACCCAAGTGTATATCAGTGCGTGGTGGAAGTGGTCATTCCCTTCCTCCGACTTCTTCCATATAAAGCTGAGTTCCTGATCGACCGTCCACTCCCTCATGCGCTTCATGTCGCACATCTGAGTCATCCACGCCTCGTCATTCTCATCCGTCACTTTGAGAATGAGGCGCGACCGGATAAGCTCCATAAGCGCATCGAGTACCTTATCCCGATTGATATTGACCTGCCTGACCTCCCCTTTGCCCTTCTCGGCGTCCTCATCCTGGTCCTTCACCATGTACATCTCGAGCCCCTTCTGCCGCACGTACACCGAGCCGAACAGGTTTTTGTCTTCCGCCTGCATGGCGATCACCGTTTCGAGGTAAGGCATCGAGTCAACCACCGTCATGCGCACCCGGTACTGCACGGCAAGCTCCTTGCGCCGCTGCCTGACAAGGTGTACCGGAATAACCTCAGAGTGTACCAGGATCAAAAAGCCGTCGTGGGTGCAGAATCCAATGAAGCAATGACACAACAGCCCCATGTCCAGTCCCATCACGTAAGAACCGTAGCCGATGCCCTGCGTCTCGATCAGCAGTGGCTCCAAATCTGTCCTGGAAAGTGTGCTCTCCTTGTCCTCGGCGGGTCTTCCGAGGCCGAAGTTCTCGAAGTCCGTATAACGTTTGTACTGCGTCGACGCCTCGATCAAATACCCCGGCGTGATGATGTTGGGGGCATCGAACGGTGTAATCTGGTACCCCGACGCCGTAAACGACTCCGATGGGTTCTCACACACCCATTCTCGATGCCTGGGCTGCAATGAAGGCTTCTTCTTGCATGCCGGGCACTCCACATACGCCTCCGTATACCTGAGTTTTGGCAGCATTTCCTTCTTGATCGACCGCAATTCAAGGGTTTCCGACCCCGGTATCTTCACGTGATCGAAGTAATCCGGCACAAACGAGTGGTTACAGTGGTTGCATTTCACTAAGCTGTAGTGCCGGCGCGAGCTGGCAAACTCCCGATCAATGCCCCTTTTCGGGATGGTTGGCGTGGATAACTTGTGTTTGCGCTTGTATTTGGAGTGCGTGAGTCGGGATTGGTACTGTGAAATGACGTCCATGTCACTGAAATCCAGCTCATCGTGGAAAAGGTGGTCACAGGGGATGGAGATCGGGGCGTTGGATGACTGTGACCCCTTCAGGTACAGGTAGGAGTCACCAATACGCTTCACCTCGGCATTATCCGTGGTGGTGTGCAGCAGGTCTGCCAGGTAAGAGCTGCCTTGGATCACCGGATCAACCCGCGTGCGCATAAAGGTGGAGGCAAAGCCCGCCGTCGGCAAGGTGTAGGCGATCGTGTAGCCCCGCAATACAGCACAGAGGGCTAGGGCAAGTCTGCAACTCAACTCCGATATACCCACCTGCGAGGGTTTGATAATCACCACCTCCTGCGACTCGTCGCGCAGTATCTTCTCCTGGTATTCGTGGTCTTTGAAGGAAAACGGGTCACCGTTGATGAAGGTGTGCTTGCAAATCCACTCCGGGATGGTTCCGGATGTGAACTTATTGAGTGTCGCAGCCTTCAGGCGCTCAAAGTGGTTGCGGAAGTCGGGGGTTTGGAGGAGGCTCACAACGTCATTGCCCTATATTGTCTAAAGCATCTTCCACCTTCTCAATCACCTTTTCCGCCACTTCCGGGATCAATTCCACCGCCTTGATCGACACATCAAC